CAATTCTTCACGCGCGGGGCGATTTTTTGGGTTTGGGCTTTGCTGGAGGCCGTTTTTCGAGGGTGCTTGGGTAGTTGAAATTGGTAAGCATATGGTAAAGAAAGCCGAAAAAACGCAACCGGCGAAGCGGCCGGCACCGCCCGTGAATAAGAAAATTACCGTGCCCACCGCCGTGGAGTGCGGCGAGAAGATTCGCAAGGCCCTTAAAGCCCAATCCTCATATTCCGAAGGGTTGGAGTTTGCCATCACCGTGGCCGCCGGTAACTATCACTCTTATCTCAAGTGCCTCGCCTCTATGAGTAAGCGGGCCAAGGTGATGTATCCCATAATCACCCGAGAGGGATCGCGGGCATATAAGATATACCCCGATATCGAGCACCTTCCTACAATATCCAAGGCCCTCAAGGAATCCCTCAAATCCCTCGGCCTCACCCTCGACACCATCGAGGTAACCGATGATGATCCGCTCGAAACGCTTAACGGCAAGGTAAACGAGGCTCTCAATGGATGATATCACCAAGCAATACCTCCGCAAAACCAAGGCGGATGTTGAGGCGAGATTCCTGGAATCCGGGCGCGAGGCTATTGCCGCGCTGGAGCTCTCCGAGGTGGATCCCCGCCTTGAGGCTTATTGCCTCGGGCTGGTATCGAAACCATCCGAGCACAACCTCTTTGAGCTTCTCGCGTTGAGGCGATTCATCTCCTTTTGCCATTCATACGAGTTGAGGGCGAATGTGGTGAAATCCAAGATAGTGGTTTTCGAGAGCCTCCGCTTCCCATCGGAGAAGGGCCTTCGCACGATCAGGCTCTCGCCCGTTCAAGTGTTTGCCCTCACCGGCATATATGGATTCTATCGAAAGGATGGCAAGAGGCTCACGCGGAATGTGATGCTATTCGTGCCTCGTAAGTTCGGGAAAACCACCCTCGTGGCCGGTATCGCCATCGATGAGCTCATATACGGAGATGCGGATGGGCAAATCTTCGCTTGCGCCAATTCATACCAGCAAGCCAAGCTATGCTTCGATACGATGCGCGATTGTATCCGTGCCCTGGATAAAACGGGGCGGCGTTTCCGCGTGAATAGGGAGGTAATCTTCAATAAGATGCGCGGGCGCACGGCCTTCGCCCGTTGCCTCGCCAGCAACCCGAGCACGCTTGATGGCCTCAATGCATCGCTCTACATCCTTGATGAGTTTTCCCAATCCAAGAGCTCCGAGCTCCGCAATGTTATGGCTACATCCACGGGCACGCGCGAGAATCCCCTTGAGATTATCATCACCACCGCATCGGATCTCCAAGAAGGGCCGTGCGTTGATACTCTCGAGGCGTATAAGCAAATCCTCCTCGGGGCGGCGGAAGATGATAGCGTATTCGCCCTCATCTTCCAACCTGATCCCGATGATGCCGAGGGCGAGCCTTCCACCTGGAAGAAGGTGCAACCGCACCTCGGCTATACCGTGAAGGATGATTATTATGCCAACCAATGGGCGAAGGCCCAGCAAACCGCCGATAATATGCTCGCCTTTCGCACAAAGCTGCTCAACCTCTTTGCGGTGAATGATGCGAAGGCGTGGATTACGGGTGATGAAATTCGGGATTTGTTCAAGCCCTTCTCCTTCGATGATTTGGGCGAGAAGCCTCCGATTACAATGGTATCCTTCGATTTGTCGGTATGGGATGATTTCTCGGCGGTAACCTATGAGATATACCAGCCCGAAAAGCAATCCTTTCATTTCCATACCGATTATTATCTCCCGGAGGATACGCTGGGGAGGCACGCCCGCGCGGAGCTGTATCGCTCTTGGGCCGATAAGGGCTACCTCAAGATTCTCCCCGGCTCCGTTATCGATTACGATCTTGTTATCAAGGATATCATCGCCAGGAATGGGCGCGTGCTTATAGCGAGCATCGGATATGATCCATATCACTCCAAGCAAGCGGTTAATATGTTGCAAGCCTACGGTGCGGGTGGTGTGCTCAAGCCCATAAAGCAAACCTATGGCGCATTTACGGGGGCGGTGGAAACCCTCGAGATGATGATTAAAACGGGGCAATGCTCTTTCACCCCCAATCCCATCACGGCGTGGTGCTTCGGGAATTGTGATATGGATGAGGATTCGGTTGGTAACCGCAAGCCCATCAAGCGCATCCATTCGGGTAAGATAGATGGTGCTATCACTTGCCTTATGTGCCAAGATCTATTCATCAATTTCAAGCGATAGGCCACCCAAAACGATAATTAACCCGTAAGGGTAGATAAAAGGATATCCTATGTATGTACTAATCTCCGATCTTCGGAAGCATCTCAACATAGATCACACCGAAGATGATGCATATATCGCCGAGCTTGAGAAGGTGGCGGAGGATGCTATTGAAACATACCTCCAACGCCCCCTCTCCGATTTTGTAAATAAGGATGAGTGCTCCCACGAGGAGATGAAACCAGCCATCCGCCACGCCATCCGCCTCCTTGTGGGCACTTGGTATGCATCTCGTGAGGATGTTGTTTTTGCATCCACGAGTATGCTTCCCAATGGCGTGCAATCACTCCTCCTTCCCCTCAAAAAGTTTCAGTAATGCAAGCCGGATTACTACGCGATTTTATCGAGGTGTACCGTCAATCGGTAACCAAGAATCCCACCAATGGTGAAACCATCATCTCGTGGGAGAAGGCGTGGCGTGGCCGTGCCCGCGTGGAGTTCTCCTCGGGCACGCAAATGGTGGAGAATAATGAAACCATCAACACCATAACCCGCAAGGTAACCATCCGCACAAAGCCCGTATTTTCCGATAAGCTCACCACGCTCCGCATCAAGATAGGGAGCGATTATTACCGCATCCTCTCCCGCGATATCCGCGATACCGATATGGCTACGATTATGATTGTTGAATTGATAAACGAATAAATATGGCTCTCTTTGATTTCTTACGCCCCCGCAAGCGCGATGCCAATGAAGCCGCAGATCCCACCAAGGAGAATGCCACCACCGTGCCGTGGGCCGCTCCTGGGGAGAGTGAGGTTACAACCTCCGAGATGGCCCTTCGTGTGGCAACCGTATTCCGTTGCGCCGACATCTTGAGCAAGGGGGTTGCTCAACTCCCGCTCCTGATCAAGAGGAATATGGGCGGATATTTCGCGGAGGATGCCGCCGATCCATTCGGCCTCCATTACCTCCTTCGCTGGAAGCCAAACGAGCGGCAAAGCTCCTTCGAGTTGATGCGCTCCTCTATGCTCCAACTTATATTCCGTGGGAATGCGGTTATTGTGCCCGAATTAGGCCCGGATTCGTACCGCCGCCTCGTGCTGGTTGCGCCCGGTGCGGCCTCATTTGACCGATACTCCAACCAATACATCATAAACGATACCATCAACGGTGTTTTCGGTGTATATCCAGCCGCCGAGGTTATCCATATCAAGAATATCTCCACCGATGGAGGATTTTGGGGCGTGAGCACCATCACATATGCCGGCCGAGTGCTCGCCATCTCCACGAATGCCGATAGGGAGAATGTGGATACCTTCAAAAACGGAGGCCTCGTGCACGGTTTTGTATCGGGGAAAGGCGGCGGCACTATCGGATTCGGCGCAATCCAGGATAGCCAGCTCGCCTCCGTGGCCGATAATGTGGAAAAGCAACTCGCCTCGGGTAAGAATATCTTCAATCTCCCCGGCGAGATGAGTTTTAACCAACTCTCCCTCTCTCCGAAGGATTTGGAGTTGCTCGCTACCAAGCAATTCAATGTGCTTGAGATTTGCCGCTTCTTTGGGGTGCACCCCGATAAGGTTTTTGCCCAGCAAAGCACCAATTATAAGGCCTCGGAGATGAGCCAAGTATCATTTCTCACCGATACTCTCCAGCCATACCTCACCCAGATCGAAACGGAGTTCCAGATCAAGCTCATTCCCCGCTCGCTGGCGGGTAAATACCGTATCGATTTCGATATCGAGCCGCTAATGCAAACCGACCTCAATACACAAGCCACCTATATGGAGAAAACTATCGCCGCCGGAGCGCGCACCGTCAATGATTGGCGCAAGAGGCTCGGGCAAGCCCCCGTTAAGGGCGGCGATGTGCCCCTCGTTTCCGCCAATCTCGTGCCACTTGATTCGCCGAAACTCCGTGGCGAGGCCACCCAAAACCACGATTAACCCGTAAGGGTAGAAAAAGCACCACTATGGATGAGATAAGAGTATTTGATTTCTCCCGTGAGCACCGCGAATTTGCCCCGCATATCGCCGAGGGCGAAAATTCGCGCCGCGTGGAGGGCTATGCGATAGTTTTCAACCAGCGTAGCCGCGTTCTCTATGACAAAGAGAAGAAGAAATTCTTCGTGGAGGTGATTGAGCCTCGCGCCGTTACCAAGGAGCTCCTTGATTCTTGCGATATCAAGCTCCTTTTCAACCACGATAACAACCATATCCTTGGCCGCTCCATCTTCGGATACGGCTCTTTGAGCTACGAAATTGATGATTACGGGGTGAAATACTCCGTTGAGCTCCCCAACACCACCGATGGCAACAATGTGCTTGAGCTCATTCGCCGTGGAGATGTGTTCGGATGCTCCTTCGCCTTTAACTACGATAAGGATGGCGTTGTGGATGTAAAGAAGGGCGGCGAAAACCTCCGCACCATCATCAAATTCTCCCGCATTTCCGATTTCTCCATCGTTGTGGATCCCGCATATTGGGGCACTTTTGTATCCTCGAGGGCCTTTGAAGAGCCGAGAGAGGAGGTAAAGCCGTTCCCCGCATCGCTGGAGGCGGAGCTTGAGATGCTCAACAATCTTTAACCCAACAAATAAAAACTCAATTCACTATGCACAAAGACACAAGAGCTCGTTTCTTTGAGCTCAAAAGCAAGATGACCGAGCTCCTTGAGGGGGCAAAGTCCGAAAATCGTGCGCTGACCGAGGAAGAAAACGCCACGCTCGCGCAGTATCGTTCCGAGCTCTCCGAGCTCCAGGTGGAAATGCAGATTGAGGCCGCAACCAGGATGGCGGAAGCCTCCCGCGTTGTTGTTCCCGGTGAGGAGAAGCGCGAAATCGCCCTCCGCTTCGCCGAGAAGATGGTTGCCGCAATGAACGGCACTCCTATCCAGCTTCGCGCAGTCAATGACAAGGCGAGCGTTGCTGGCGATACCGGCCTCACCATCGGTGATATCATCGAGCCTCTCGAGAAGGGCAACATCCTTGGCCTTCTCGGTTGCAAGATCCAGAGCGGCCTCACCGGCGATTGGAAATACCCCGTTGTTTCCGCAATCGAGGCCTCCATCGCTGGCGAATCCTCCGAGATCAGCGATTCCGCTCTCACCATCTCCGCCGTTCAGCCTACGCCCCGCCGCGTAGCCCTCTCCATCCTCGTAACCCGCACCGCTCTCAACGCCACCAACGATGAGCTCCGCGATATCGTTCTCGCCCAGATCGTGGCGGGCCTGGATCGCCTCCTCAACAAGTGGATGTTTAAGGAGAGCGCGGTTGCAACCAATGTAAACGGCCTCTTTGTCAATCCTGGCACCACCGCCACGATGGCATCCACCGCTCCCACCTACGCCGAGGTGCTGGCCCTCAAGGCCGCCGTGGATAGCAAGGGCGTGAAACCCGATGCCACCGCCGCCTATGTTATGACAAACGCAATGCGTGCCGTGCTGGAGGCTACCCCGAAGGGAAGCGCAACCGGCGGAATGATTTGCGAGGATAACAAGATCAACGGCGTGCCCGTGTATGTTACCGAATACGCCCCTACCGGCGCAATCGAGTTCGGTTATTTCTCCTATGCTCTCGTTGGGCAGTTCGGAAATACCGAGGTTATCGTGGATCCTTTCACCAAGGCCACGAGCAACTCCGTGAGGTTTATCCTCAATACCGATTTCGATATCAAGGCCGCCCGCCCGGAGGCATTCGGTATCCTCAACCCCCACGCCTAATCGGCGGAAAAGCAAGAGGGGCGGTAACCCCGCCCCTTCTTTTGCCCTATGACTACGAGCGCGAATACTATAAGCGTTGATTCCCGTGAGGTGGAGGCCGCTATCGATAGGCTGGATCCTTCCAAATCCTCGCGCCTAAAGGCATCATTCCGCCAGGGTACAAAGAAATCGCTCAATATGATTCGCACGGCGGTAAGGCGCGGAGCATCCGCCGTAACCTCCAACCGCGAGAAGCGCAACAAGGGCGTATCAACCAAGATGTATAAATCCACCCTCGGCGGATCCGTTGGTATCAATAACAGCTTTACGCTCTCCAATGGCCGATGGTTTGGCTTATACCTCCTCGAGCTTGGTACATCCGATGTGATAGGCCGAAACGGAAAGAGGCACGGCGCAACTCCAGCCAAGCCGTTTTTTGCAAGTGCCGTAAGAGGCTCTATGGATAGGGCAACGGATTCGCTTGGTAACAACATTATCGCGGCCATAGATAAGGCCGCCACAAAGAAATGATTCTCTCGATATCGGAGCATATCTACAAGGTGCTTAACGCCACCACGGCCCTCACCGAAAAGGTGGGAGATCGGATCTACCCCCTCGGCACAAAGTTCGAGGTGGCCTTCCCCTTTGTGATATACGAGCGGGATAATGTGGATATCGAGTACGATAAGGCCAGCCGCCGCACGGCCAATGTGGATGTATCCATCTTCGCCGTGGCGGAAACCTATACCGATTCCCTCGCCATCGCTGAAATCATCTCCGATGCGCTGGATAAGGTGGAGGCCCATTATGATGGCTTTGATGTAGTCGATGCACATATCTCCTCCGCCTCGGAGGATTTCGTGGAGAATAGTTTCGTGCAACGAGTAAATTTCAGATTCCAAATTACCGAAAACAATGAATAAAGGAAACGATAGAAGGTTTTATTTGAGCGCATCGGGCGCGGCCTCCTTCACCTGGCTTGAGGGCGAGCAGAATAATAGCCTCTCTCGCTCCGTGGAAACCCTCGACATCTCCGATAAGGATGGTGATTGGGCGGAATCCGTGCCGGGCCGCAAGAGTGCCACCGCCGATGTAACCGTACACCTCGATGATACCGCTACCTCCGCCCAGCATACGATGCTTGCATCGCTCCATAACGGGCAGAAGGTATTTTGCTTCATCGGGAAGCTCTCATCAGGCGAATCTCCCGCCGCATCCGAGGGTGATTTCTTTGAGGCCGTGATCACGGCTATCAATGACACCAACGATAAGGATGCCGTGGCGAGCCGCCAGATCTCTCTCCAGGTAACGGGCGCAATCACCCACTACCCCAATATAAATTAGGCATAGCGGTATGATTCGCTCCCGCTACGAGATCGAATTAAGGGAAGGGGTGAAGGTAGAGATGCTTTTCACCCTTGCCCTTTTCGGTATTGCAAAGAAGCGCGGAATCTCCCTCGATCTGGGGGAGGATGCCGATGAGGATGATCGGATTACATATTTCATCAAGGTGATGTATGTGGCGGCCATCCTCGCGTGGGAATACCGCGCCGTTGATTCCCCGGATATAGGGGATTTTCCGTACAAGATGATGGATTTTGCGGAATGGAGTGGTAACCACCCCCTCCAATTCGCCAAGATTATCAAGGGCGCATCATCCGCCATCGCTGGGGTTGAAACCGATGAAGGCGAGGGTGATCAGGATGGAGATGGTGTAAAAAAAAAGTAACGGCGATTGACTATGGCGAGGTAGAGGCTTTCCTCGTGGGCCATTGCCGTAAGACCGTAAGAGAGGCGATGCTGGTATCCGCCGAGGAGTATGGTTACCTCGTGCGGGGCTACAATGAAGATATTCAAGAGCGTTACAATGTTGCGCGCTGGATGTGCTTCAATCGGATGCTAACATCGCCCTTCATCAAGCAAAAGCCGAGCTCGCCCGAGCAATACACCCCCTTCCCGTGGGATAAGCCGCGCGAGGTAAGGCCCTCAAGGGTAACACCCGAGGAGGAGGCCGAGCTCAATAGATTGAAAGAGGATTTTTTGAAACATAGAAATGAGTAAGATAGGCGATGTAATTGTTAAGATGCTTCTCAAGTCGGATGATTATGAGAAGGGGCTTGCGCGTTCCAAGAAATCAACACAATCCTTCGCCCAAACCATAACCAAAGGATTCACCGCCGCAATCGGAAAGGTTGCCGCGCTGGTAGGCGCGATAGTTGGTATCGCAAAGGCTCTCGATAGCATCTCCAAGGCCAATCAAGCCTTCGGCGATAAGTGGGCATCGTTTACCTCGGGCCTCAAGGGTGCTTGGGATGAGTTCACGAGGGCGGTGGCATCCTTCGATTTCTCCCATCTATTCTCCCGGCTCCGCGAAGCATCGGATGCCGCCCGCGACCTCTACGCTGCGATGGATGGAATGGGTGAGATAATGACATCCTACAACATAGCGGCGGCGGAGCAAGCGAAGCACCTTGCCCAATTAAGGGTGGAGATGAATAATCAAAACCTCTCCATAGATGAGCGTATCGAGAAGGCGCAAGAATATCTTCGCATCACGAAGCAACTCGAATCTATGCCCCTCCGTGGTTTGTCGAGGGTATCGGATGCTACCTTGCAAAAGGTAATGACACAAATGGGCTACGATTTCGCGGGTAAAACCGAGGAGCAAATCAAGGCCGCGAAGAAATATTATATCGATTTCTTCAAGTGGCTCGGCACGGAGCAAGGGGAGTATTGGAATAGCCAGGGCAACGAAATCGCCGGGCTGGCTATGGATCTTGGCACATTCAAGGGCGCGCAATATCTCAAGAAGGCCAGGAAGGAGGGAGTTGAGGGATATGCAAGGCTTGCCGTAGCCTACAACAAAAGCGTAAGCGATAAAGATCGAGAGGCTCTCGAGAAGGCAATCGTTGAATACCTTCGCGCCGATGCCGCCTTCGATGAATCTACCCGCCGGGTGCAAACTCTCCTCAATAGCCTTGAATATCAGCGCAACAAAAAAGAGGAGAAGGTGGTTACCAAAGCGGAGAAAGCCGATGCGGAGTTGAGGAAACGCGTGGCCGATATGCGCGCCAATTTCCAGCCTCTCGAGAAACTCCCCGAAATCGTGGGCATTGTATCCACCCAAATGCCGGATATAATCTCGGATGAGTGGCTTCGCCGCCAGCAAGAGCAAATGGAGAAGGCTCAAAAATTCTTCGAGGCGATGAAGGAAAAGAGCACGGCGGCAGCTCAAGAGTTCGGAAACGCCGTGCAAAATGGCGTCGTTTCATCCATCGATATGCTTACCGAGGCTATTGGCTCGGGTGAGAATATTGATGGCGGTGCGGTGGTGAAGGCCCTCCTCTCCCCGCTCGCCGATGCTTGCATCTCTGCGGGTATCCTTATTATGACTACCGGCAAAGGTATTGAGGCCCTCCGCGATTCGCTCCTCTCGGGCCTCGTTACGGGTGGCATCTCCGCCATCGCGGCGGGTGCAACACTAATCGCCGTTGGCGCGGCGGCAAAGATCGGCCTCGCGGCCATCGGAAGCGGCCAATCCTCCGGCTCGGCAACATCCACCGCCGCCACGCCCTCCACGGCGGGAAACACCACGCAAACCATCCAAAGCGAGCTCACCATCAATGTGAAGGGCACGCTTAAGGGATCCGATATAGTAATATCCGGCCAGCGCACCGTAAACTCTTGGAATCGATAGGGCTATGGCATTCAGCATCTCAAACTATTCGCTCAAGTATTATAAGGAGTTTACCAATCTCCGCAAGGATAGGGTGCGCCTTGAAATCTACGAGAAGGGCGCATCCCTCTCCAGCGATTACCCGATGGAGATTGGTGAGCTCAATGGCCTCGCGCTGGAGGTTGAGGGTAGATCCGAGAGCATTGATGTGCCTATCGTGAAATCCACCCTCACCTTCTCGATGGTGGATACCGCCGATATGGGGGATGAGTATATCCCGGATACTTGGGATCCCAATACGGGGCTTCCGACCTCCTCGCACATCCGTAAGCACGGGAATTGGCAAGAGTTCTATACCCCGGATGCAACGAAATATCTCGTGCGCGTATCTACCTCACTCTACGCAACAATGACGGTGAGGTGGCAAGGGTATATTACCCCCGATTCGTGGGAGGAGAGTTTGGCGTATCGCGGCACGGTTACTATCACCGCCCGCGATGGCCTCGGTGCTCTCTCGGAATTGGCATTCGATATGAGTGCGGATTCCAACGGTATGGTAAAGGCCCGCACGCTGGTGGAGAGAGCGTTCTCGAAGGCGAATATCCCGATGGCGTTGTATATCGGGGAAAGCCCTAATACCTATGATAGTATCCTCCAGGATTCCGATGGAATGAAGGTGCTCGATGTGGTAATGAACCGCTCGGCCTTCGAGGATATGAGTTGGTACGATGCGCTCGAGGCGGTGCTCAACTCACTCGGGCAAGCATTACGCTTCTCCGATCCAAATGGCTTCACGCTCATCCCGCTCCGCTACCTCCCGCATCTCAACAATGGCGAGGAGATAAGCCCGCTCGATGATCTGGAGTGCGATATGCAATTCCACTCCGGCACTAAAATCCTCGATCCCGCATACAAATCAATCGTTGAGAAGATTGATTTTGGCTTCGAGGCCGATAAGGAAATCATCGCCTCGGATTATGATACTATCTTCCGAGATGATGAAACCCCCTCTTATACCTTCCGGCATCTTTACTATGTAGATAAGAATAATAACTACTATCTACAACTCACCGCCGCCCTCCACGCCTCGATGGCGTATGGCGATGATGGTGCGTGGGATCCAGGGGGCTACCCTTCC